TGAAGTAAGTGTGACTTCTCTCTTTCCACTTGGAAGAAGTTCCGAACTTCCATCCATTGGATTGCTTCTGAGTGTTGTTCCATCTGTAGTTGTTCCCAACCTTCTTCCAAAGATTGTAGTGAAGAGGTTTGTAAATGTCGATGCAAGTTCTGGTGTAAATGTATCTGGTGAACCACTATCTGTAACAGAACCAGCGGCAGGGTTTTGAATCCTTGCAGCAACTTGTGATGCAAAAGATACTTCACCGAACACGTTCCAACCAGCAGGGTGAACAGATCGCCGAATAGATTCTCTCCATTCGTTAATGGACTGTCCAATACGAACAACATAAGAATAGTCTTGATAATACAAGGAATCTTGAATACGCATTGTATCTACAGAAACCTTACCTCTATCATTTACAAAGTTACCAACTGTTGTTCCAACCGTTCCAATAGTCGATGTTGCTTGTGCAGGCGATGCCTGATAAACAGTTGCACTTGCACCAGTTATAGATGTTATTATATCATCTTGATTAAAAACAACAGATGTTCTAAGTTCTAAAATATTTCTTGCATTATCGAAGTCAACTACTGTCGCATTATGACTTGTAAGAGTATCACCGGCAGCAAAAGAACCAACCACATTCTTCACAAGAATATTTCTGTTTACTGTGATTGTTGGTGCAGACGAATAATCTAAACCAAAGTTTGTAATAGAGATGCCTTCTAGGTGTCCTACCATTGGTGAGACAGTGGATGCAGCAAAAAGACTTGAACCAGAACCAGAGGATGTTGCACTATCAGAAACCAGAGGAAGTTTAATAAAACCATTACCTCTGTTAATCATATGAACTTTAGTAATCTCACCAATCTCTGCTGGAACACCCAAGTCTGTAAAGGTCGCTTCTTCAATAACAATCTGATCACCATCTTCTAATACAAGATGATCTAGTTCGCCTACTGTTTGTTCCTTACTGATATATTGAATGTCATCATCAGTAACAATCAAGTCACCATCTTCTGTAATTATGTTGTCTGGTGATGTTGATGGTTCTAATAAGAACCCACCACCAACGACAGCAATCTTTGCACGAACATCTTTACCTTCAGTGTTTGTTAAGTCAAAACGAAGTTCTTCACCAGCAGTATATCCACTACCACCACTCTCAATAACAATCTCATCAATAGAACCAGCACCAGCAGATTCAACACGAGCAGTTGCAGCGTTGTTACCACCGCCGCCTGTAATTTGAATAGGATCACTAGTTGTATGATACGCACCACCAACTGTAACATTTGCACCAGTAACAATACCTTTAACAGTTGCAGAGATTTGTAAGTCTAATGTTGTGTCTGTTGTTGTAACAATTTCACCAGCAGTGAATGTTCCAGTAACAGAGTTTGCATCCACATTGATTTCTGCAATGAGGTCTGCACCTTCTCTAAACTTAATGACTGTTGCAATAAGTGCTGTCGCACCAGAAGTAGAACCTGTAAGTCTTTGTCCAATTGCTTTAGTGAAGTCAGATGTTCCATCTTCAATAACACGAACAACCTTATCTGTTGACCATTGACCGTCTGATACACGAAGCATATTATCACGAGGATAGATAAGAGTTGCTTCTTCATTAAAGAGAATTCTGAAGAACAGTTTATGTCCATCTCGTGTACCCTTTGCAGCGTACATATCCTTAATGTTCTTGATGAGTTTGCGTTTTGCAATACCGTCTGCAAGAGTGTTAGGCAAAGACTCCATAAAGGAATCTCTAAACTTATCTAAGAAGTCATAGACTGTATTATCAACATCTGCATATGCAAGAAGTTGTTGAATGTTCTGAACAGGGTTTGCACGATAGGATGCAACTGTTGTGGTAGCACCAGAAGTATTACCAGTTATCGTTTCACCAGTTTGAAATCTTTGTTGGGATGTAATGAATAGTCGTTTGTTGTTATCAAAGTCATCAACAAGAATACGAGCAGTCGCACCAGTTGTCTGTCCAGTGATTGTTTCGCCAACAGTAAACTTTCCAACAGATTCTTCAAGTACAATATTCTCACCTGTCTCATCAAGAATATAGTTCTTACTGATTGTTTCTTCAATAACATAATCGTTAGAACCAGTAACAACAAGTTCTCCAGCTTCCAAAAACTCATAATAGTATTTGAGGAATAAAGAAAACAGAGGATGATCTGCTTGAACAAACTCAGGCAGTTGACTCTGAATATGAGGAGATACTTTATTCTTTAATGTTGGGTCATGTCCAGACATTTAATAAACCTTAATATGAAGATGAGGTTGAGTAACCAGTACCAGCAGAAGAACCACCAGACTCGATTGTATCATTCTCACCAGTAACTCTTAGAGTTGTCAAATCAATCTCCAACAATTGATTACGAACTGGAACAATATCATTTGAGTTTGGAATAACTGTGATTGTAATACCAGCAGTTTCTGAAGATGCAGTAACATTCAAAGAGTCTAATGTGATTAATCCATTAGTATAATTAATTGTTCCAATGTTTGTGTCCAAGTATGTTCTTGTTGTTCCACCAACCAAACTATAAGCTCTGATGTTTCCATTACCATCATCATCCATAAAGAACTCTCCACTCTGTCCACTGATATTAAAACCAGTAGATGAAGTGATACCACCCATTGTAGCATTGTGTCCATCGTGTGGATGATAAAGTTGATTAGAAAACTTGAGTTCATATTTTGTTGCAGCATTTAATGTTGGCGCAAATGTTTTTTGTAAACGAACTGTTGTGATGTTTGATAATATTGATGGGTCTGTAGCATCAATCAAACGAGATAGTTTTGAGAATCTAAAGATACCATCAAACTTTTCTAAATCAGATGTATTATAATTTGAGATAGTAGTTCTAATTAAAGTTTCCAAATCAGTAGATGTTTTTGTTGTTACGTTTGAGTTAAACTTAAACGAGGTATTCAGTTTTATCTTTACTGTTTCTGGGTCAATAATTGTAGGACGAACTGAAGCAATGTTATATCTGTCAAGTGAAGATGCAATAGTATTTTTTTGTGCTTGTGTTAGATTGATACCAGAGTTTGTTTTGATAGAAACAAAAACTTGACCATAGATTGGTGGATCATTATCTTCACCACCCCATATTTGAATTGCTTTTGTGTCTGCAAAAACTCTTGGGATGATAACCTTATAATCATCAGTTGTAACAGCTCTACCTTGTGATGCATAATCCAAGGGAGCATTATATTTAATTGATTCGATTGTTTCTGGTTCTGCGCCACCAGCGGCAGCAGATACGGTTGCAATAGTTATATTGGTTTCTCCAGCAACAGAAGTTCCAGAGAAAGTTTTTGCACCATTTGCTGCACCTTTGTTTGTCACAATATATTCTAAGATGACAATGTTTCCATCATTTACTTTCTTACCAACTACATTATCACCAAAGTATACTTCAAACTTTCCATCATCTACTTCTTGTAGAAAATAAACATTTGATGTTGCACTGACTTGTGAGATATCTGTTGCAAGTGTAAATGTTGTTGTAGTTAAATCAGCAATAGAATTTTGTACAGACACTTTAAGAGTTGTGGTGTCTGCACGATTATCTGTAATAAGATATTGTTTTTCCAGATTACTATTATCAACAGTATACTTTGCAGTAACAAGAGTTCCTTCATAGATAGGAAGATTAGAAAAACGAAGAACACCATTGAGTGGTGTTGTGGTTCTATCTTCATTTACTACAAAGGCATATGTTGTACTATCCACTTGTGTGGTAAACTTAGTTCCCTTTGCAATAGTAGCAGTTGATAGAGAAGAATTGTTTAGAGTAACATCCAAATAAGCAACAGGCGCACGAGAAGAACGAGGAGTATAACCGAGCGTCTTTGCGTGAGAGACTACAGAAGAACGCAAAGTTGCTGTATCCAAATATGCTTCATTGATTGCCATGTTTGCATTCATACCCAAGTAGTGAGTGTTGTATGCAAGTAAATCAATAAGTGTCGATAGTGCAGAACCTTCAAAGTTATAATCTGAAAACTCTGTCTGGTTTTTCATAAACGTCTTGAGGTTTGTTTTGATATCATCAAAGTCCAACTCAGTGACTTGTAATTTCGTTGCCATCTTATCTTAGTCTCTCTAAAAATAGATTCAATGTTTGTTCTTCTGTCTCTGAGTTTACAACATTGAATTTGATTGTTGCTTCATATGCGTTACTATCAATGTTCGCCTGAACAATAACACTAATAAGTTCTGCTCTTGGTTCAAAGTTCACAATCACATCTTCAATGTTTCTCCCAAGTCTTGAAGCAACTTGAGGAGTCATGTTTTCAAATAATGCATTACGAACATCAGAACCAATCTCTGGATGAAAAGGACGTTCATAGAAATTAGTCATTACCAAATTTTTAACGCTTGCTTTGACAGCAGCAATATCAGTCAGTTTTGCAATGTCACCAGTTACAGGATGTTTTGCAAAATTAAAGTTGAAGTCTTTAAATATAAAAGCACTTCTTTTGGAATTGTTTATCGCCTCTGCATCTTTGAACGCACTAGGATTAACTGCCATCTAAATCTCCTTAAAGGTATTTATAACGATAATCAGAGATTATGGAAGTCTCTATTCTTGATATGTTGTTCTGCGA